TTAGAACACGCCGTAAGGGTGAATCCTAAAAGTGCTATTGCTCCATATTTCAAAATGTTTTTCATTTTGCCTCCTTGTATGTGCTTATTATAATAGAAAGTGCCAAAATAGTCAAGTTTAATGTACCAAAAGAAAACGGCGGAAACATTGGATTTTTGAGACTGATGTTACCAAAATAATTACTTTTTAACAAGATATTCAAAGTTTTGGGTAGTTTCATTCTTTTGAATTAATTTTGCACCGTTTCTTAAATGAAATTTTGCCGCCATGTCAGTCAATGGAGATAGTGTTACCAATCTATTCAAATGGTTGGATTGTTTGATCATTTTGAATACTTCGTCCACAATCATCTTTCCACCACCTTTTTGTAGACTCCAAACTGTGTATGCGATAGCAATACTGCCTTGCACTCCTGCTCTATGGGTGGCTTGTAGATATGCATCTTTAGAAAGTATGTCTAATTCTTCTACAGTTTTTGGCACATCATTTGTGAATGCAAAACACATCACAGCCTTAATTTGGTCATCATGTTTTAGACCATAAATTTTTCTTCCATAAGATGTTCTGAATTTTATATCTAGTTCTGGTCTAACCGGGTCTTTAGAAACATCAACTTCATCAAGTTCAACCAATGTTGCTTTTTTTAACCAATCAAAGTTGAGCCATTTTTTAATCTTTTTTATCGTCATCGTACTGCCTCACTTTTAATAATATATACAATACAACCACACTAACAACACTACCAAATACAAAAAATCCTATTCCTGTTGCTACGTCCATTTTGCTCCTTTATATTTTTCATTGCCTTTATGCCAACCCACGTCCTCAATGTTTGGGCTATGGCACCTTGGACAACACCACCATTCTTCTAGTGTTTCATCTTGGTCCAGGTCTTGAGCCACGCCTCTCCATTTGCAATCCCAACAAACGAAGTTCCATAACTCTTCTAAATCTCTACCTGAGTCTCCGGAATCGTTATTCCCTTGTCCTGTAACCATTGTATCATTAACTCCATTAAATCATTCCAATCAGCATATAAATCATTAATCATTAATTGTTGCTGAAAGATTACGTAACTTAAAACTATTATTGCGAGACCGCAAACTAATATTGCTATCTTTAACAGGTTCATTTGTTACCTTTCATTAGAGTAATTTCTGTTGCGGCTTTTCTACCTGACTCATCGTCATCATCTGCAAAGACAGGAACTTGATTGCTTTTGTGCATTGTAGCAATACCGATCAACTTTCTTTTTCCTGTGTATCTCATTTCTGCTTTTTTACTACCAACACCTTTTTCCATTACCGGAACCTTGTCGCCCATAGGAACGCCTGTACGTTCTTCAATTGGTTCTATCACAAGTGGTTCAGAAGATTTTTTCTTAGGCTTAATTTTATCTAGTCCTCGTTCCTTTAGCCATTCTCTGTAATCTGCTCTTGCTTTACGCAAAGATTGTGTGTTAGGTAATTTACGTTTCATAATTTTTCTTACTGGTGTTTGTATAAATCCCATGTTATTATACTACATTAATTATGTCGGATTGTCAAATTACTTTTTGGTTTGCAGTGTTTTAATTTTGTCCAATATTATGATTGAATATTGGTCATTAGTACTCCAAGCCTTTAATCCATTTACCAAAGTGGTATAATTTATATTACCCGAATCTAATTGCTTGGATCTTTCTGTTCTAAATTCTTCATATGCAGGATGCCTATTAAGTATGTCTATCACATCTGCTACACTTTGACATTTTGATTTGTACTTTTTAACTCCAAATTTGGCATTAGGTATTGCTAAAGGTTTCATGTGTGCAACATTTTTTAAGTCCCAAGTTCTTACACCAAATAAAGCATTGCCTTCTGTTGCGAATCTACTTGTGCCATATGCACTTTCAATAATAGCCATTGCAACTAAAATATCTCTCGGAATCCTTTGGTCAGAAGCAGTAGTCCAATTCAAATAATCTATGCACTTGTTCATTGACGTAACAAATTCAGCATTATTTTGGAATGTAAAGTCTGGTTCATGCAAACCAAATTCTTTTGCAAGTTCAACCATCTTTTTATCTTCTTCTTGTTGAATACTTTTTACTACCCAAGGATTAGGCTTAAATGTACCAAAACCATATGCTCCTACAACTACCAAAGCCGCTATTAAAATCTTAATTAATATGGCTTTTACTTTACTGCCAGTAGATGGCTTTTGTTTAGAAGCATCAATTATTTTAGACTGTAACCTTCCCATAGTATCTTTATTTTACATTATTTGGGGGATTAAATCAAGAGCAAATTTACCGCTATTTTATTGACTTTTATACGTTATTTTTGTCCTGTTCACAGTCAAAATGCGAGTTTTCAATGTGGTAACCGTACTCTTTAAATGTGTTGGTTACTTCTTCGTGCTTAACAGAAGCATTAGCCATACATTCGCTTTTTGTTTTGTAAAAAACAAGTGGGTCTTGCTCCATAATTACACATGGATTTCCTAAGACACAAACTATAACTATTAACTTCCACATACTTTATTTAAGTTCTTTTTTAGCAACGTCATACCAATATATTCCGCTTTCACGCAGTTTATCATTATCTGTTCTCAGTTGCTCCATTCTTTTCTTAATAAGTTTCCACTGGTAATCTGAGATCACCTTGTTTTTATTTTGAAACTTTTCTATTCTTACCAGCACATCGTCTATGGTAGGACAAGTGTAATCTGGAACTTTAGGTGCCTTCTGTTTCAGCCTGGCCCAGTAAGACTTTTGTTTTACTGTACGCATATTACATCTCCTACCAATTATTTAGATTAATACAGGTAAAAGATAAAACATTATATTGCAATAATAAGATTACTAAAAGATTATAGTGTGGGAGCCGAAACTCCCACACATGACTACTTCTGTTGCCCGGCTAGTCTTCTCCGCCAAGTGGCCGATTATTAGGCGGCAACCAATTCCGCATCAGCGAATGTGCTGACTGGAACTGTCACTTCTGGTTTAAATGCTTTTGCATTTATAAGTTTGATCAATAACGCAATCACCCGGTAAACTCCACGTGTCTTTATACAACTAGTCGAACCTATATCACCCCCGTAAAGCACACACCAGAATGTGTTTTGCGTGAACGATTTGGTGGAGGTGGTCGGTACTGCCCCGACGTCCTAAATGTTTATTCCACACACTTCAACGTCTACAGTGTATTTAAACTGATTTAGGTTGAAATGTCAAGTTATTTGATTTTGACTGGAGACCAACGACCATCTGCATTTCTGACCTTATCAGAATGTCTTACTTCAACAGTGAACACCTTTGCATCTTTAAAATTTTTGCCATGAGCGAAAGTAAATTCATGTCCGTGTTTGGTTGCTGATTTCCAATAATGTTGAAAATCTGATATTACTATTTTGTTTTTATTTGTTTTAATCATAACGATACTATCATTAAAACATACTTTTTCAGAAATGTCAATGGGAGATTTGGCTTACTTGTTGCCGTTTACTTCAATGAGTTTAAGATTTGATGCTACTTCTCTACCTCTGAATTCTACCAATTCATAAGATATAGCCTGACCATCTGTGAGCTCTTTTAGGTTAGATGCCTTAAGCGCCGACACATGAACAAACACATCCTTGCCTCCATTGTCTGGTGTGATGAAACCAAACCCTTTAGCAGAGTTGTACCATTTAATTTTTCCTGTACTTTCCATATGTCAATATTTATTAAATTTTTATTATTTTGGGGGAAATCAAAGGGTGCCGAAACACCCTTTGAGTTTTAAAATTACATTGAGTTTTTCTTCTCTTGTATTTCTTTTCTTCTTACTTTTGTCGCTTTGCCTAATAAGCCTAATGCTTTTCTGGCTCTAGCCGCCGCGGCTTTTACACCTTTCGTTTCGAATGCTTCTGACTCTGAGATGTAAGCCTCGTAGGCTTGTTTGATTTCGTCATGTGTTGCCATGCTTCTTCTCCTTTATAACGTTATAAATTTCCTGCCAATTCATTACTCTTCTGACAGGTAGTTTATTATCACTATTATAGCCTGCATTGTGCGGAAGGTCAAGTAGTAATGCTACCAAACCTACTGTGGCACCTGCAAAGGCATTTTCTGGCTTGTCTTCAATCCAAAACATATTTGAACTTTTCCATTTTGATAAAGCCTCCACCTTGCCTTGTCCAGTATCCAAAAATACAAAATCTTCAAAAACATCACCAAAGTGATCTATTAAGTTTCTTTTACGCAATTTGTTTGCTACTGCATCTGTGGATTGACTGGTTACAACAGTGAATTTGTACCCTTCTTCAGCCAATTTCTTGACTGTTTCAACACTGCCAGGCACGGGATCTAAGTAACCCATCCAAGCAGATTCATTGAATATCTTAATTAATGTTTTGCTAAATCCTTGTGGAAGATGATACATCATGTCTATGTCATAATGACCTTTTCCAATTTGTTCAAAGCCATTCAATTGCATCCATTCATGAAAGGCTTGTTCCCATTGCAACAAAACTCCGTCGCAATCTGTAAGTATGACTTTAGACATTTAAATCAGTTTTTGCTAACTTGATTCCTGAAGTTGTTTCTATGTATTGATTTGCAAGTGTTTTTTCGCAGGTTGTAAGCACCATGATAAATTTTCTATCAATAGATAATTCTGCATCAGGTTCCGGAGTTGCCATCCAAGGCATTAACCCCATACTTTGTTGCATTCTTACAAATGCCATTGGTTTCTTTACTTTGATTGAATCTTCGTTTTGAGAAATTAATTTAGCAATCATTTCTTCTCCAGTGGATACTTTAATTGCAACTATTGAATTCTCACTTATATTTTTTTCTATTAACATTATTTTCCTTCGTTATCGAAATGAGCCTTAAGTTCTTGATACCCACCAATGTACTTACCATCCAAAATTATCTGTGGCACACTTCTGACATTTGGCACAGATTCCAAAAGTTGTTCTATTGTCCAACCCGAACCTATTTTTCTTTCTTCAAACTCAATATTTTTTTGTTTTAATAATGATTTAGCCATGTCGCAATAAGGACATTGCATTTTGCTCCATACTATTGTTTCAATTGTCTTTGACATCTGGTACCTCTATTACTCCTATTCCTTCGTTGTGTAGTTCTTTTATTTCTTTATCAGTTGCTGTACCGTATATATGGTCATCACGTTCACCAGCCTCTGCTTTCCGGCATTCGGTAGCAAAACGGTCACCAACATTTTCACAGTTTTGAGATATCCAACTGCGTAGATGCTTGACTGCGGCTCTGCCATTAAAGAATGCGGTACTGCCTTTGGCACTAGACTTTTTACTAATATTTGGAGCCATTAATGCTCTACGTATCTGTGTGTCATCACACATTGGACAAGCAATCATCTTTTTTCTTTTTTGTTGCAAATAGTCTTTTTCAGATGCAAACCATCCTTCAAAAGTATGATCATTTGTACAAAGTAAATTATATTTTGCCATAGTGTATTGTAACTCCTAAAAAGGAAATTGTCAATTACATATTTGTTCTTTGATCTGTGGGATCGATATGTTTTCCTACTTCATCATTTTTATCAACGAAATGACTAATGATGACGACTAGGATAGCAAAACCAATTATGCCCCAGAGAAAATAACCGTCTCTACCTGAGAGTAGAAGCAGTAAAACTTCTAAACCATTAAGTTCTGAATAGTCTATTGGCATTATAATGAAAACTTTTTGAACTGTCCTTTTTGAACATCTTGTTTCACACCACCAATTAGATATGATTCTACTTCTGTTTCTTGTGGTGCTACTTGTAAACCTTTTGATGATAACCAATGCTGTGTCCATGGAAGAGGATTTTGACTTGCTGGAATATCGTATATAGGATCATAACCTAATGCTCTTAATCTTTTGTTACAAATCCATTCTACATATTGACCTAATAGTTTTTCGTTCAATCCTATTATTGATCCATCTTTAAATAAATGTTTTGCCCATGCTTTTTCTTCTTCGACACATTTTTTAAACATATCAATTACTGTCTTGTCTAAACCTTTCATAACTTTTGTCATTTCTTTGTCATCACCTTTTTGCCATGCTTTGATAACGTGTGTAGACAAGTTCAAGTGTGTTGCTTCATCTCTTGCAATTAAAGATAATATCTTAGCAGAACCTTCCATAAGTTTCAATTCACCAAATGCGAAAGTACAAGCGAACGAAACATAAAATCTTAAACCTTCTAGCAAATTAACATTTACCATTGCAAGGTATAATGCTTTTTTAACATCAGCAATATCACCTTTACCTCTTACAACATAGTCTTGAGCCAATTCGCTAAACTTATCGTAATTTTGTGTAACTGATACTGCTCTCTTTAAAATTTCTTTATCATCTAAAATTGTATCAAAAACTTCTGAAGGATCCGAATACACATTCTTCATTATGTGTGTGTATGCTCTTGAGTGTATTGTTTCAAAAAAGTCCCAAGTAACAATACATCCTTCTAATTCTGGATTAGAGCAGTAAGGTAAAAAAGATAAACATGGACCTCTTCCTTGTACTGAATCTAATAATGTTTGATATTTTAAATTAGATGTAAAAATATGTTTTTGTTCTGGTCTAAATGATTGGTAATCCGCTCTGTCTTTTTGTAAAGATACTTCTTCTGCTCTCCAAAAATATCCTAGCATTGTTTGATTTAATTTGTCAAACTGAGGGTACTTGAACACATCATATCTTTGTACGTTTTGATCCGCACCAAAGAACATGGGTTCTTTTGTAAAGTCTATATCTTCTCTATTGAATACTGTTTTCGCCATAACGTATTAATTATCAATTATACCTTTATTTTGTGATTTAGTCAATCTAAATTGTACAGGCTTCACATTCGCCATCTTCATCTTCTGCTTTAGCAGTTTCCATTTTTGCTTCACCATTTACATGATGACCATTTAAATGACCATTTAATGGTGCTTCACCATTTATGGATTCGCCATTAACTTCGTAATGTTCTTCCATTGCAACTCCTGATGGTTGCACATCCTCTTCCTCACCTTTAAAGTCATATGTATTTTGATAGTAAGAAGTTTTCCAACCATATTTGTATGCAGTTAACATATCTTGAGCCATTGCTGAAATAGGCACTTCATTGTTATCAAACTGTAAAGGATTGTAACTCCAGTTGCCTGATATTGCTTGATCAAAATATTTTTGCATCATTGATACAACTTTAATGTATCCTTCGTTGCTTGGCATATCCCAAAGTAGAGTATAGTCATTTTTAAGTTTAGGGAATCCTGGAACAATTTGTTTTAATGGACCTTTTTTACTTTTCTTGATTGACAGTAATGCTCTAGGCGGTTCAATACCGTTTGTTTCGTTACTAACAACGGAAGAACTTTCTGATGGCATTTGTGCTGACAATGTTGAATGTCGTAAGCCATATTTTGCAATATCTTTTCTTAAACTTTCCCATGCCATACGTTGTTTGTGTGGCACAATTTCATCAACTTCTTTTTTGTAGTGATCAATTGGCAATAATCCATCTGCATATTTTGTTCTATCAAAACCATCACACTTGCCTTTTTCTTCTGCAAGATTACATGATGCTCTTAAAAGATAATATTGAAATGCTTCTGTCAATCTATCTACTGATTCCCAAGCACCTTTGTCTGAATATTTGTATCCTTGTTTTGCAAGATAGTGTGCTAAACCAATATATCCTATACCTAAAGAACGTCTTGCTTTTGTACTGACTTCTGCCGCCTTCACTGGATAATCTTGGTAGTCAATTATTTCATCTAGTGAACGCACTGCTAAATCACATAAGTTTTCTAAACTGTCTAAATTGTTTAATTGTCCTACGTTTATTGCACTTAAAATACATAATGCTATTTCACCTTTGTCATCATCAATGCCTTGTATAGGTGTTGTAGGCAATGTAATTTCTTGACACAAATTACTCATAGAAACTTTGTCTTTAAATGAACTGTGACTGTTTGCATGGTCCATATTCATAATGTAAATTCTACCTGTCTCTGCTCTTTCTTTTAATAGGTCAAAGAAAAGTTCTTGTGCACCAATTGTTTTACGTGGAATAGATTCATCTTTTTCATATTTTTTATACAATGCATCGAACTTATCTGTTCCAAATGCATCATACAATCCTGGTACTTCATGAGGTGAAAACAAAGTTATCTCATCTTCATTTATAAATCTTTCATAGAACAATTTAGATATCTGTATGGAGTAGTCCATACGTCTTACTCTGTTGTCTTCAGTACCTTTGTTATTTTTTAATACAAGTATGTCTTCAATCTCTTGATGCCATATTGGAAAGTGTACCGTTGCGTTTCCACCACGCACTCCATTTTGCGTACAACATCTTACAGTTGATTCGAATTTTTTTAGGAACGGAACGACACCTGTGTGTTGTACCTCTCCACCTCTAATTTTAGAATTAATGCCTCTGATACGTCCTGCATTAATTCCTATACCTGCACGTCTGGCAACATATAAACCAATTGCCATATCACTTGAAAAAATCGATGGTAGTGTATCATCACTGTCTACAAGTACACAAGATGCAAATTGTCTTATAGGAGTTCTTACTCCAGCCATTACTGGTGTAGGTATGTTAATTTTAAATGTTGATATTGCGTCATAATATTTTTTAATATATGACATTCTGTTTTTCTTTGGATAGTTTGCAAACAAGGTTGCCGCAATCATCATGTACATATCTTGAGGAGTTTCATACAATGCACCTGTGCTTCTGTCTTGCACAAGATACTTGTCAACAACTTGTCTTAATCCTGCGTATGTAAAATCCAAATCCCTGTCTCTCTTTATCCAGGTATTCATTTTCTTTATTTCAGTTTTGTTAAACTGTTCAACTATTGCTTTATCATATACACCAACTCTGATATTTCTCATTATTAATTTTAGTAATGGAATATATTCGTATTGTCCGTGTGCTTCTTTTCTTACATCATAAGATAAAAGTCTAGCCGCGGCATATTGATAGTTGGGTGCTTCTAATGAAATAAGATCATTTGCTGATCTTACTAAAATTTGTTGTACTTCTTTTGTAGTCATGCCGTCATAGAATTGTATGTTGGCATTAATTTCTATCTGCGAACTTGACACACCTGACAAGCCTTCGCAAGCCTCTTCAACAACAAAATGAATCTTATCAATATCTAGTGGTTCTAAACGACCATCTCTTTTCTTGATTTGTATTGTTGAAGTATTTGTGATTGTTTCCTTAGATGTTGTTAATTCCATTGTCTTCCTATTCGTATTCAATTCCGTTTAAACTATTACTTATCAGTTTCGCGTATGATTTTATTATATTGTTGAATATATTTTTTGTCAAATGTTTGTTCATCAAAACTTTCTTTATTCTGGCAGTCTATAAACAACTTGCCTACCGTTATAATATAATAAAACTTATGGTTGTTATCGGATTCTTCCTTTGTAACTGCTCTAATTATCGAGAATTTTTCCTTACAAAAACGCTCAGTTAAGTTAACAGTATACATAACTCCTAAACATTTGTCAAACAAATTGTATTCATTTTTTTCTAATAGTTGCCAAGCAGAGGGCCATGTGTCTTTTTTGAAGTAGTCTGTGGATGTTTTTGTTAAAGGACAATGTTGATACACATCCAAAACAGTTTGTATGCAACTGTCGTCTGTGGATAAACTGTTTCTTAAATTTCGCCAGGCGGACAAACGTTGTTCATAACCGGCATTGAATAAAATTTGACTAGTGAATAGATTTGATTGATATGTTGAGTGTTCCTGTTTCATTCGCTATTGCGTGAGTGTAATATAATACTACCGTATTGTTGCCTGTTAATCCTAATTGTGCTGTAAAAGTTGGATCTGGTTGGTTACCTGGTGTTGCGCCTGTGTATCTAAATTCATCATCCAATGTGACTGTGTTTGTATCTTTATCCACAAATAAAGTTAATGTTCCTGTTCTTTCATTGTCTGACGGTGAACTCTTGTACACATAAGATATTTCATACTGTCTAGATATCTCAGCAGGTAATTTTAACCATTGTGTGATAGTTGCATTTGTTGTTAAATCTAGTGGTTGTAAATTTTCAGCCAATGTGCCTGAATGTTTGCCTGTTATTTCTGGCACATACACTTCAGTGGCATTTGATGTATCAATTGCAAGTGCATAAGTTCTTGCAAAAAAGTCTGAGTCGCTTTTGTTACCTGTTGATTTGAAATCTATAATTGCATGAACTGGACTACCATCACCATTACCATCATTACCGACATCAAAAAATCTATTGTTACTACTTGTATTTTGTGTTCCATTAAAAACAATTAAGGCAGTTCTATCTATGTCTATAAATTTTGTGTTTAGGAACTTATTGCCAATTGGTCCTTGAAGTGCATTACCAACATTTACTGCATTAGGATCTTCGCCTATTAAGATACCTTGTCTACACATTTCAATAATACAATTTGAAAAAATATTATCTACCATTAAATCTGTAAACTCACTTACAAGAGCATAAGAGAAACCTTCTATTCTTACTCTGTCAAATAAATTATTATTTGTTTGTGCGATAGTTTGTTGAGTTGATAATGTTTTTACTTTTATTCCTATGCTGTTTGTTGAATTCGCCGTTCCAGAAACCCAGTTGGATTTAACTTGGATATCCTTAAATTCACTATTTGCACAATCTCTTAATAGTAAACCTATGTTGTCTCCAGTTGTTTCTAGAGTCATACCTTCTATCTTTATCTCACGTGCTTGGTTAAGAGTTGTTGTTAAGGATTGATCACCTGCATCGATAGTTGTACGTGTATCATTGACAGTTTCAAACACTGGTTCATTTGCTGTTTGAATGAATATTGTTTTGCCACTTCCATCTCCTATTATGTTTGCGTGAGGTGGCACTTTAATACTTGTATTCAATTGATACTGTCCTGCTGGAATTTTAAGTGTTACTCTTGAACTTGGAACTGTTTTGTCTGTGTTTGCAAATAGTTGGTCTATTGCATATTGAATTTTGTCTGCTTGTTGAGAGTTGTCTCCATTTGCACCAAATGAACGAACAGAAACATTTTCGTCTAGTCTTTCTTGTAGTGTTCTAGATATAGCAGGATCACCTGTGGTTACAACTGAACTGTCTTTGTTATAAACATATTGATCTGCTAATTCAAACAAATTTGTTTTAGTAGATAATATTTCCGTGTTTCCAACTGCTGGTGCTCCTTCAGCCACTGCACCATTACCAATGTATAATTTTTGTGTATCTACTGCCCAGGCTAGTTCACCACCAGCCAACTGAGGTACACCATCTTGGTTCTCTCTACCCCTACGTACTTGAATTCTTGAAATTGAAACTATTGCCACTTTTTAAACTCCTTGCAGAGTATTTATCAGGTGTTTGATATAAAGTTCAGAAGCAATTAAACTGCGTACTTAACGTAATATTCTTCAACACGATCCCACCATTTTTTCCTATATTTGTCGTATTCATTTGGTGTGATGTTGAACTGTTGATATTGAAAGTCTCTGCTACACATCAATACGTGTCCTGATTTGATGTTTGTGCCGTACACTTCATTGTGTGCTTCAGCATAGGCAACCAATTGTAAGAAGTAATCTTCAATGTACTCTTTCTTTTTAGGTCTATTGGTTTGTTTAAAGTCCATTATTGCTGGTTGACCTTTCATAATACCTATTAAGTCTGTTGTGCCTGCATATATTTTAGGATGATATAGATTAACCTCTGTACCCCAAAATTCATCTACATGAACTAATGCTTTGTCATGCACAACTTTTGCCATCTTGTGTGCTTGTTGAGAGTAAGGATTTGAACCTGGATCTTTCCAATCTCCTGTGGTTATGTAGTCTTCTAAAAATTTGTGCATACGAGTTCCTATGCCACTGGCTTCTTTTGTAATCATCTTAGCAGTTTCTTCACCTACCTTTTTACGCCATTCCATCAAATAAGTTTTATCTTTAGTGCTGTCTAAAATAGTGGTCACACTGGCAACTGCGTTCCCGTCTGGACACATATACATCCTTCTGCCGTTAACACTAGAACGTTTTATTTCTTTGTAGTTGTATTTGTTTTGTATCAATGTCATTTTGTTACTCAGATGAATTGTGTTGTTTTTCTTAATATTTTATAACAAAGTTAAAGAGTTGTCAATTACTTTCTTTTGGCAGTGGCACGTTTTGCCATTTTCTCTACACTGTCAGAAGATTTTTTATCGCTTACAGGATCTGCATCCGAATCTGCTTTTGTTTTTAAATGTATTGTTGTGGAATCAAATTTTTTCACTATGTTTTTTAATTCAGGATTAGCATCATACATCTGTTTAAATCCATCGTAACTGATGTTGGAGCCTCCGACGTTGCTTAACATCTTACTCAAAGCCTGATAATTTAATATTGCAGGTTGAGAATTTGTGTCTGCTGTTGATATTAAGTTTCTAAATATCTGTATTAGTTTTGTGTCGGAGGCTTCCGAAATTAAGCCTTTTTTTTTGAACGAGATAAAACTTCTGCCAGTCTACGTGAAAGCCTTACTACAGATTCTCTTTTGCCTCTGTCTGCTGGTTCTTCACCGCCTGTTGCTGGTTCACTTGCTGAAAAGTCGTCTGCCTGATCTGGCATA